TTTGCAATCACGGAAGAAGCTATCGAAGATAATCTCTACGATAGAATTGCTTCTAGATACACAAAAGCTTTAGCACGTTCTATGTCTAATGCGAAACAAGTAAAAGCAGTAACACCTTTGATTCAAGGTCTTCCTTCAACGGATAATTTTGATTCTGGTGATGCTGTATCTTTGTTCACAACTAACCACCCAACGGTTAGTGGAACAGTGGTTAAAAATACTTTAACAACGCAAGCAGACTTAAACGAAACATCATTAGAGCAAGCATTGATTGACATTGCTGGCATGACTGATGAACGTGGAATAAGAGTCGCAGCAAGAGGAATGAAAATGGTCATTCCTTCAGCTAATCAGTTCAATGCTGAGAGATTAATGAAATCTCCAGGCAGAACTGGAACAGCAGATAATGATATCAACGCTGTAGCATCAATGGGAATGGTTCCTCAAGGTTATAGAGTGAACAATTTCTTAACTGATACAGATAGTTGGTACGTCATTACTGATGTACCTAATGGTATGAAAATGTTCCAAAGAGCAGCTTTAAAAACTGCTATGGAAGGTGATTTTGATACTGGCAACGTTAGATACAAAGCTAGAGAAAGATACTCGTTTGGAGTATCCGACTATAGAGGTATCTTCGGCGTTGAAGGTGCGTAACCTAAACTAATTAATGAGGCCGAACACAATTCGGCCTCATTTTAAATATACAGTAATAATATGAAAAAATTCCTCATAAATATCTGGGCATATAATCATCATGCTAAATTTGAAGTTTTAGCGGAAGATAATGCCCTTTCCATTGAAAAATCTATCCTTGACAAAATTGGAGAAAAGAGTGTAAAATGGGAAAATCTTGGTAATGCATACCATGATCAAAAAAGAATAACCTATGAGGAGGTTATAAATGACACAAGACCTATACAACACAAAACGGTCCTTGGAGTTAGAATGGCAACAGGAGCACCTGAAGGAGGGCAAGTATAATATTAATATGTCCTACATTGATAAAAAAATTCAGGGAATTGTTAAAGAGATCATTGCCAAAGAGTTTGAAGAATCTACTCGCCTTAATAAAGTAGATGAATCCAAGGCTCAAGTTTCGATAGCCACTTAAGCGCTATCAAAAATCATACATTTCTGTAGGGATACCTTGCACTAAACGCAAATCTGCGTTATAGATTAATCACTATACAATTATTAACAGAATCTAGACGCGTATAGTCGACGGCCTAGAGACTAGATCTACATAATCTAGGAGGATTATAAAATGGCAACAACAACGTTTAATGGAACAGTACGTTCCGATGGCGATATAAAAGCAACAACAAATACAGCAGCAACTGGAGCTTATGTAGATTATGCTGTTATAAAAGCAGCAGGTGGTATGGAAGTAGAAAAAGTTGCAAGCACTGGAAACAACATTGTAGCAGCAGGTACTTCAACAGGTACTAACAATGCAAGTTTAGGTACAGCAGCAACTATTTTCAAAGTCACACCTAATGATCATGGCACAGGAATTGCTGATGATGCAATTAGCACTTTTGTTAATAAAGTTGGTGGTCTTATCTACACTACTATTCTAATCGATCTACATGGTGGATTAGCTTGTGGTGGTTCTGCTGACGATGTTATTGGTACTGATGGTGGAACAGCTAATGCTTACATCGCAGAACTAACAACTGGCGTTAATGGTATTCCATTCGAAGTAGAAATGGCATGTTTAGAAGCACCAACAGGTGGAGACCCAGATATTTATTTAGTATGTTCATCGACAGCTACTGATGCAGAAAATGCAGCAGTAACAAGTCCAACAGTTATACTAAACAATGGTGACCTTGCATTAGGTCAGTATGTATCAGCAGATAGTGGAGCAACACTTGCGGCACTTTCACTAAAATATCTTTACCTAACTTGTGGAACAGCTACTGAAGCTGCTTACACAGCAGGTAAATTAGTTATTAAGATCACTGGCGCAGCTTTTGATTACAATAACGGCTAATAAATAAAGACTTAAATTAGAGCGGGAGCTTCGGCTCCCTCTCTCTAACAGGAGGAAAAATGGCAGACGCAGTAACAAGTCAAACATTAACAGATGGTGATAGAACCGCTGTAATGAAATTTACAAACATCTCTGATGGTAATGGTGAAGCATCGGTAGTAAAAGTTGATGTTTCAGCTTTAAACTCAAATTCTCATACAGGTGCAGCATGTTCAAGAGTTCATATTACACAAGTATGGTATGCAATCTCAGGCATGAGGATTGATCTAGAATGGGCCGCTACAACTAATGTTAAAGCATTAATGTTAGGTGCTGGAGTAGCTTTAGAACCTACCAATGGACATTTTGATTTTAGATCTTTTGGTGGAATTAAAAATAATGCAGGCAGTGGCATTGATGGAGACGTGGCTTTAACAACTTTACATCATACATCAAATGATGCGTATACGATTGTACTAGAGTTAAAGAAAACATACTAGGAGGTAGCTCATGGCGAATACTACTTCCGGAACAGTAACGTTCGATAAAACATTTGCTGTAGACGAAATAATTGAAGAAGCCTACGAGCGAATTGGCTTACAATCTGTTTCGGGATATCAATTAATAACAGCAAGGCGTTCTTTAAATGTAATGTTTCAAGAATGGGGCAATAGAGGTTTGCACTACTGGGAAGTAGGGGACACTAATATTGATCTTATTGAAGGTCAAGCTGAATATACTTTTTATAGAGCAACAGGTGATGGAACAAGTGCTACTACAGCAGGCGGAACAACTGGAACATCTACTTATGGTTTAGCTGATGTTTTAGAAGCTACCCTTAGATCTGATAAAGGAGACACGGATCAAGCGGATTCTGCGCTTACAAAAACAGATCGATCAACTTATTCTGGACTAGCTAATAAATTATCCAAAGGAACCCCTTCTAGATATTTTGTTCAAAGACTTGTTGATAAAACAACTGTCACTTTTTATCCAACACCCGATTCATCTAATGCATCGAAAGATGTTCATATTTTCTTTGTTAAAAGAATTCAAGACGCTGATGCAACTTATACCGATGCAACGGATATACCTTATCGATTTGTGCCTTGTATGGCATCCGGACTGTCTTTTTATCTGGCACAAAAATACGCACCTCAAAGAGTACAAGAATTAAAATTATTATATGAAGATGAATTAAAAAGAGCTTTGGCAGAAGATGGATCTTCTACAAGCACTTATATAACTCCGGAGTCTTATTACCCGAGTGGATTATTATGGCATTTGCAAGAGGAAAATACGCTAAAGCGATATCAGATAGAAGTGGAATGGAATTCCCCTATAATGAAATGATTAGAGAATGGAATGGGATGTTTGTTCATAAATCTGAATATGAGGCGCGACATCCTCAAGATGAAGCAAAGCATTATAGTGTAGAAGGTCATGGTTTAAGAAATGCAAGACCTGCTAGATCTGAAAATGAAGTAGCTAGAATGTTAGAACCTAATCCTTTTGAAACAATTGCAGCTAGTTCAGGAATTATAAATGTTTATGAAAAATCTCACGGTAGATCTACAAGTGATACTGTAAGATTTAGAGGTCCTATTTGGACAAGTTCAGATTCTGATGCTTATCAAAATCCATCTGATTTCGATGGAATATCTGGATCAAACGTAGCTTATTCTTCTGGCTACTCGATTACAGTCGGGAAGCGAGATTCAGCAGGAGATATTACAAATACAGATGACTACTACCACTTTACTGTTAATACAAACACTGCTACAAGTGGAGGAATATCAGGAGGAGGCAATAATTGTTCGGCTGGTCCGGCATCATTGAGCGCATAACATGGCAGGATTTACATACTCAACACTCACAACAGCTATTCAAAATTATACTGAAGTAGGAACTTCTGTATTATCTAGTACAATCACTGATCAATTCATTGATAACTCTGAACTTAGAATACAAAGAGAAATTCCCATTGATGCCGATCGAAAAGAAATGATAGGCAATTTAACAGCTTCGAAAGATAATGTTTATGCTCCTGCTGGAACTTTATTTGTTAGAGGTCTTCAAGTTTATACTTCAACGACAGTAGCGACAGGAGCTAATAGCTTCTTAATTAAGAAAGATATTAGTTATCTTAGAGAATATGATGCCGAGGA